CAACTGTCCTGATCATGGAAGCGGCCATCGCGACGGAAGTGGTTATCCAAGTCGCACTCGCTTCTACAAATGAGACCGTCATCGACGCGAAAGACGTGATCGCGTTCCATTTCAGCCTGAGAAACAAAGCGCTGAGCACTACCAAAGCGCCCTTGAGATAGCTGAATGCCTTCGGGTACTTCGTCAGAAACTGCCCAATGAGTGATTCGTTGCCCTGATACCAATTCAACAAGTCATCGATGATGAGCGCAGCCACCAGAAGTATGCCGCCAAAGGCCGTAGCGCTAAGTGCTGCTCCCGCGCCTTCTAACCCCCACATGGCCTTGACCAGCAGCATGACTGCCTCAGCCGCGCCGGTGGCCCACGTCCCTATCTTGTAGGCAATCAGCGCAGCTACAGCGGCCTTTGCCATCCATGATGCAGCTTGGAACTTACCCATCCATCGCCCTGCGTTGGTTAGCGCATCGATTAAGAGCGAGATCCAGTTCCAGAGCGTTCCGACCAGTGCCGACATGATGCGCAGCGTCTGGTTGAACGTGCTCGCCGTGTCTGCACGCATGGCCTTATACCACGCGAGAAACTTCTCAAGTGCTTGCTGCACGGCTGGCATCAGAGCCACAGCGATCTGCGAAGTGAGCAGCCCAACCGTCCGCTTCACCTTCGTGAACAAGATGTCCACTTTCAGTGCGCGTTCATAGTCCTCATCACTGAACGGGTTTGCCGCCCGCGCCTCAGACGTGAGCTTGTCCAGATACGCTTTACCCTTTTCGAGCAGCGGAACCATCTTCGGATCAAGGCCTAGCTTCGAAGCCATGGCCATGTTCTCTTGACGGCTGAGATGCTGCATCTTTGCGGCAACGTCACCAAGGATCGTGTTGAATGACTTGGTTTTCCCTGTGGCATCCTTCGCAGTCAACCCGAACTTCTCGAAGATCATGCGCCCACGGCCAACGCCCGCCGCGGCTTCGCCTGTCTTCACGTTCAGGCTCTGAATGCTGGATTCCATCGACTCGTTAGAGATGAGATTATCCGCAGCCACGCGGTTGTAAGCCGCCACTTCCTTTGCGCTGAGCTTGTTCAACTCCGCAAAGTGCTGCAATTCGCCCATGCTGCTGGCGACTTTCTCCACCATCAAACCGATGCCGATAGCGGCACCAGCCGCCACAGCGCCAAGGCGCAATGCGGCGCCCTTCAGCTCTTCGTACTTTGCCTGAAACTTCTCAATTCCCCCGGTATCGACCTGGAAGCCAAGGGCTACAAAGAAGCTATCGAGAACGTCCGCATTGATCGCCATGTGCTGTTCTCCTACTTCTTATCGAGACGACGGTGATATTCCTCTTCCGTGTCCATTGCTTCGTGGAAATCAGCCAAATCATTGAACGTGTATGTGCCGTCCTGCAACTCGCGAAGACTGCAGAGCGGAGGGTCACGCATTATTGGCCGGAAGATGTACCAGCGGATGTTCGCTTCTTGGATGGGGTCAACTTCGCCAGAAGGCCTTGGCTTGAATCGAAGTGGAGCCCGTCGAAAAAATCGGAGAAGTTAACCTGGAGGCCCTTGATGAACACCTGCCAGAGTTCCCTGTTCCGTCCAACGAAATCGCGGTCAATGTTGATGCGTTCCCCGTCCACCGTAATGAACTCGAACACGGTCTGCATGGTGGTCAGGAGTTCGGTGGCATCCATCTTGGAGGCCATCATTCCGACAGCAGCAACGCCAACCTGCAGGAGCTGCTCTTTGCTGTCTCCGATTTCGGCGTCCGCGCCGGTAAGAGCCTTGAACAGCGGCTCGCCGATCACGCGTGCGATCGCTACTTCCACAACGATGGCCCGAGTTGGGGGCACGAGGCCGAACGAGAACGTCCGGCCTCCAATCTTTTCAATTGTTGCCATGTCTAGCTATTCCCCTTAGCTGCCGTACTCGAGGCTGAGCGACTCGACTACGACGGTCCATTCCTGCGTGTTGAGGCCAGTGCCGCGCTGCATGTCCGAAGGCTTCTTGATGTAGCCAGCAGATGCCTCGGCAAGATCGTTGCGGTAGGTGTCCTGAAAGAGCACTGGAATCGGGGAGAACATATCGGCTCCCGCTTCCTGCTCGTCCAACAGGCTGCTCATGTAGGCATTCGAGCTTGAGCCCTGTTGCAACTTGAAGGTAACTTCCGCGCTGTGATCAGCGCTCAATGCCACCATCATCTTGCCGTCCGCCCCGACCTTGTGACTTGCCGAGTCGGCCAGGCGCTTGATGCTGATGACATCGTCACCCTCTGCCCATCCTGTGATCTCTACGCCATCGATCACGAGGACTGTGTTCTTAAATGAATATGCTTTCATCGGCTATTGAGCTCCTTAGGACTCGAAGGTGAGTGCGATGCCAACGCCCTGAATGGCTCCAGCGCCCTTGGCAACGACGGTGAAGAGATCATAGATGCGCGCCGAACGCTTGACCTGTGATTGTGAAGAGACAGGCGCGGCGTAGACGATGTAACCGTTCTTGACGAAATCGCCGGTTGACACAACCGTGGTTCCATCCGCGCCCGTCACATCCGTGGTATTCCACGTTCCGGGAGCGAGTAGGCCATTGTCCACCGCACTATCCAAGCGCTTGGTGATCACCTGTCGGATCTTCGAGACGCCCCGGTCGGTCTGCGCAATCTTGGTAGTCACGGCGTACTCGAATGCGAAGACATCGGACTGCACGGCCCACTGAAGCCATGCCAAACCGACAACCTCGTCGATAAAGCGACCGTTGGCTACGACGCCCTCAGCGATCATCTTGTTCTGACCGAAGTAGGTGTAGTAGTTCACGTTGTTCGCTTCCAGCGCCAACCTCTGAGTTTCGGTCAGGGTCACCGGACTAACTCCCGGCTCCTGCTTGAACTTCAGCGTGATGGTGCTGTTCGGCTGGTCGAAATCCACGGTGGCAGAGCGCGCAAAGATAGAAACCACTGCGTACGGATCGTTGTTGTCGTACTGGCTCACTGTGTTGCTGTAGCCAAGTGAAGCCAGCATGGCAGAGGTGCTTTGCGCCGGGACTGTGTTGAACGCGGTGCCGTCCTGCACGGTGTAGCCGAACATCACATTGTTCGCCTGTGCCCATGCAGCCGCATTCAGGATGTCAGCCGGCAGAATCTCTTTGGTGAAGGCAAGGTAGAACCATCCGGTGGCGTTCAGGGCCTGTATCGCATTGAGCGTGTCTGCAATCGCTTCTACCGCCGCTCCTTGCGTGCTGATTGCGCCCACAGCCGCCGTCAAGCCCATCATCGTGCCAAGGTCGGTTCCCACTCCCGAGGCAGTGGAGAAGCCCACGCTCGAGGCTACGCCCGTGGTTCCAGAACGGATAATGAACTGCGTTCCGGTCCAGATGCAGGTTGAGCCAGCCTTCACGGCTACAAGCTTCGTTTGAACCGCAGCCGCAACCGCGCTGAGATTGGCAACGCCAGTCAGAACTATTCCAGTGAGGTTCACCGCCGTGCCATCCACGGTAAGCGTCAGCGAGCCAGCAGCGATTCCCGCATAATCAGCAAGCGTCGAATCAGGAGCGCTTGAGCCTAGCAGTTCGCCAGGTACCGCAACGTTGAAACGACGGCCAATGAGCAACGTCCCCGGCTGAGGAGACTGCTGAAAATAGACACTGGCTGCGTTGTACTCTTCACAGTTGGTTCCGAAGTCAGCGGCAACGGCTGCCAACGTGGAATAGGTTCGGACGCGCTGCCCAATTGGCAGAGCAGAACTAATGCCAAGCAAGAGCATCGCGGCGAATCCGTTAGTGGACTGCGCCGCCGCAGCGACGCTCACGGACATGCTTACAACCTTGGAAACAGGGGTCGTCATTCGATTACCTCGTTATTGAGAGTCTGTGGTGATGGAGACGGGGAACGTGCCGAACGTCGACATGTCTACCTGTTCCTGGTTGACGACGTAGAACTCCACATCGAAGTGGGAACGCTGCTCGAAGTACGTATCCGTCACTTTCGAGAGATCACGAATCGGGCCCATCTTGCCGAGTCCGATTCCAGCGGCTTGTAACTGCTGGAGGCCGTTGGACGATTGCAGCAACGTCTTTAGCCGCATGGCTTGAAACTTCGCATTGCCACGAAAGAACTGCACGGATGCGGTGAAGTGCCGCATTCCGGTGATCACTTCAACTACGTCCTCGGATGGAGCGACCTGACCGTAACCGCTGGTGCCAAATCCAGAATCAGCGCTCTCGTAGGTCACATCGTCCGAACCGGTGCTATCCACCTCGGTAACCAGCACGGTGGCAAACTGCGTTGACTGACCACCAGCGGGAGGCGGATTAAACTGATTGGCGCGGTGCACGGAGTTCGCTGGCATCGCCAGTAGCGTGCGGATCGTCGCGCGGAAAGCTTTCTCAACCGTTGCTAGATCAATCGGCATAGATGAACCCCGTAGCGATGGCGAAGTAATAGCCGTTCTGCTCCCAAGGCTTCGCAAACTGGACGCGGTAGTAATTGCCGTTCCAGATGATCACGTCGGACTCACGACCATCACCATTGCCCATGAGCACGTCCTGCGTGCTGTAGATCGTGATGGCGTTGGCTTGCCTCTGTCCTTCAGGCAGATACTTCGTCTGGTCGTCTGCTTTCGCCGGGGTGATGATTCCCACACACGCAAGCGACGTAGGCGCACCAGCCGTCCATTCACCCTCATTGGCGAAGCTGTACGAGGGACGCTGGATCGTGAAGGCCGTCTGCATTCTCGGATTGTTGATCACCCTTGAAACGTCAATCATTTCTGACCCTTCGGAACGATCTGGTATGTCACACCCTGAATCAGGTTGCCGCTATCAATGAGCGGCTTATCGAGATTCAGCGGATGGCCCAACTTTGCTTCAAGCTTTGCGCGATACTTCGGACTCAGCCGACGCTTACGGGCCGCGATGGTTTCAGCAGCCAGAGATTTGAATTCGCCGTTCCTGATTTCCTGTTTCACCTTGCCAACGGCCATCGCGCCTAGCTGCCCAAGGCCTTTGTCAATGCTCATCTGCTTGCGGAGCATCTTCACGAGGTTGACTCGATTCAAGCGAATGAAATCAGGCTTGCCTCTGCGCGTGCCTGGACGAAGAAAGGGACGTTCGGGAATGCCTTTGTCCGGACTGCCGAACTCGTTTACCGCGCCAACCATCGCCAGTGAGGTACCGTCTGTTTCTTTCTCACTGCTCGGAATGCCCACCTTCACGTACTTCGCATCGACGTTGACGCGCTTCTTAAGTTCGGTGAATGTGGACGGGCTGATGTCCCTGATTAACCTTGCGGTGATTTGCACGCCTTGTGTTTGGCTCATAGCGCGATGCCGCCCGCGCCAACGAACTTCATGTAGTAGAGATACTTCTTGCCATAGCTGGTAGATAGGTAAGGGTTGTCGGCAATGCGATTGACCAACGTGGAATCACGCTGATAGCTGACGTCACCAGCCTTCTGTTGCACCGTGTCGTCAGTCACCTGAACTGCCGCGTCCTGTGTGGCACTGACGAGCTGGTGAGCAACCCAGTAGGAGACCCCGAGGTCCAGCAGATCATCCCAACGCGTGGCATCAAAGAACGAATCCGACTGATCAAGCCAGAACTGGATTTGTGCCGCCGTCAAACTCGCGAACTCGGGAAACTGCGCTTGGAAACTGCTCGGGGTCACCGCCATGGGTTACTTCTCCTTATCGCCGCTCTTCTGTTCGCCGGATTTCGCTTCAATCAGCCAGCCTTCATCGAAATAGTGCTTAACCGGCGCATGCTTTTTGCGGGCGGCTGCAACCAGTTCGCCATCGGCTTCAGCAACCCCGTGGATGAGCTTGTTGTCATCTTCCGAATCGGGCCTTGCGGCAGGAATGGTGACGCTAGACACCTGATCGTTACTCACCAGGTGCAAGGTAATGTCGTGCGTGCGAGTGTTCTTCAACTGAATCTTTGCCATCGTCTATTTCTCCGGAAAAAATCGGGAGGGGCGCGAACCCCTCCCAGCCCTGGCACGGTGCCCGCTATCTCTGCGGTTAAATGCCTTAGTTACTCGCCGTCCATGTAATACGCGGACTTCGGGTAGCGGATCGCGACTCCCGAATACTTGTACTCACCGGGAACCTTCACGCGGAGGCCGACGAGCTGCGGAGCGAGGAAACGCAGTGGAAGAGGAACATGCATCACCAGCCGGAGCGGGTTCTTTACGTATCCGATGACGCGGTTAACGCCGCCCGATCCCGCCGTGTCCAGACCGTACCCAGCGGAGAAGGTGATTTCCTTGTTGAACTGCGTGGTCGCAAGGTTCGTTTCCTTCAACTGCTGAAGCAATGTCTTCGTGGTCGCCACGCCGTTGATGACGATCAGCGTAGTGGCCAAGAAATTGAACAGCGCGGGAGGCAGCAGAATGTCAGTCACGATGTCATTGAACGCCGTGTTCTGCCAGACGTTGAAGATCAGCGTATTGACATCCTGAATGACCTTCAGAATGTAGGTAGTCGGGTTGGCCGACAGACCCGCAATCCAACCACCGTTCGGAGCGTTGCCCTGGGGAACGTACGGGTTGTTAAACAGGCCAGTCAGGTTCGACTCGCCAAACAACGCGACGGCATTCAGGTGGCGCTCGTAACCTTCAATCGCGGCCCGCAGCTTGAGGTCGCTGATGGGGCGGCGAAGGAATGCAGTCCGGCGAAGCTCTTCAGAGGTGTAGCCGTAACCGATGTTGCCGTTGACCACCGGGAACGATGCATCGGCGTACGCGACATCTACTTCATTGATGTCATCGCCTTTGCCGCTGGAGCGCTTGCCTCGGCCCGCAAAGTCGTAAATCTCGTAGCGTACGGAGTCAGCCCACTCACCAGCCTCGCTGGTAACAGGGATGAGCTGCTTGTACTGCATCGGGATATACAGCTTTTCGAAAACCTGCGACTCGGTGTAGGCGAGCTGCGAGATGGTGAACGCCAATGCTTCCTGTGCGTCACGAGCCCGGAACATAGGGTCTTGCGCCAGTGCAGCCATAAACGCCGGATTGCTGCTCAGCGAATCGAACGCGTTGTAACGCATTTCGTCCACCTCGACCATCCGACCGTCGCCAATCATTACGTGCTTGATCATGAGAATTTGTCCTTAAAAGCAAAAGCCCTCCGAAGAGGGCTTTGTGACTCGGCTGATGGCCGGACTTAGTTGTTAATGCGCACGATGCCGATGCTTCCGGCTGCGGTCGTAGTCTCCCACGACGCATTTGGAATGACCACGCGTCCAGCGCCAGCGACGCCACCGGTTACACCGCCGATGGTGCCATTGCTGGCAGTCAGCGAAAGCGCCTGATCGCCACGCGTCACGTTCTCAGCCGCGGCGATGTACACGAAGCCCTGACGCAGAACCGGAACTTCCATGTTCTGGGCATACTGAACCGTGTTGGTACCGCCAACAGAAGCGCCCAACGTCGGCATGATCGCATGACGCAACGCAATGCCGATGATCTTGTCAGCATCAGCAGCCGGGGCCTTGCAAGTGTTGTCCGCAGCCGAACGAGCAACGACGCCGCCGAACGGAATCGCTACGGCCTGATCGTTGAGCAGGGACTCTGCTTCGTAAGTATTCTGGTCGACCAGCTCGCCAGCGTAACCGAGATCGCGCTGGTAGCTGCCGTAAGTGCTAAGAGATGGAATCATTTCTTTATTCTCCTCGGTGCTTTACGCGCCCGGTTACTTGCAGCAGTTGTTCTTATCGCCCTGCCAAGCGTCCTGCATCTTGGCAATGTAGGCATCGCGGCCTGTGGGCTTCTTTTGCGGCTCAGGGTCGCCGCTATCACCGATCAGCGCTTTGGAAAGAGCAGCATCAGCAGCAGTCCTCTGCTTTGCGCCCGTGGATTTAGGCGAGGCAGAGAGCGTGCGGAATGCGATTTCGAGCATTGCAGGAGCAGCGGAATCAACAGCCACACCGCCAAGGACAGCGTCTACAACTCCCTTTGCGGACTCATCCTTGGCAATGACGTTGCTGATAACCTCACGCCGAATCTGCACGTCGGTCTTACCATCGACGGCGAAATCAGAGACCAGCTTCTGTGCGTCGCCAACGAGCTTGACGCGTGCGGAAACCTGCTTCTCTACCTGCTCCGGAGTAACCCGTTCGGCCTTCATGTCGGCATTCTCTTTCGAGAGGCCGTCAATGGCAGTCTGAATTCCGGCCGCATCGCCGATAACAAACTCTTTGTCGCCAACCTTTACCTTGGCAGCGAGCTTCTGATTCGAGGTGTCACGTTCCGACTGCAACTTCGCGAATAGATCGGCAGTCGTGCTGTCCTCAATTTCGATGGAGATCCCATCTACCACAAATTTCCGCATTGCTTTGTCTCCTAGTTGATTTGAGTCTGCGATTCGGCAGACAGGACCACCGCGCGGCGAATCGACAATTGCCACGTGATTACCGCGAATTTTGCGCATGACCGCGTCGTACTGTTGCCCATCGGCTGCGGTACCGGGCGTTGGATCAAGCTCGAACGAATAGCCAGCCGAGAGGTACTTCTTACCGCTCACCACGGCGTCAACAGCCTTCTTATCGCGAACGGTGATCTTGCCGTTCACTGTGGCGCCATCACTCGCGACATCATCCATGTCGCCAACAGCCTTGTCTTTCCAGTTGGCAGCATTAACCACGTTGCCTGGAGGATGGTTGAGCGTCACTGGAGCGCCATCGAACGAACTGACACTCTCTGGGTCGAATACTTCCTCTGCTGGACGGTACAAGCGAACCACCGTCATCGGGTCCATGCCTGAATCACGGCCTATGCCCAACTCGCCAGCGCGGTATAGCTGCACTCCTGTGCGCGAAATCGATGCAGGAGCCACAAGGAAGCCCTGTGGTGTAAGCGTTCGCGAGGTTAGTTCAAGACGGTCGCTGACCGTGCAACTACTCTTCTTGAGAT